GTAATAGTTACCTAGCTCGGCTCTACCAATAATAATTTTTAGGTCGTTTGTCTGGTAAAAACCTTCGAACTCCTCTGGTTCGGCTTGAAGGATTACACCTTTTACAGTGACCGTAGTTTCTGTGCTGGAGATTTCGCCTGTGTCGGTATCGTAAGTTTCGGTCCCAGCCTTAACGTAGGTCAAATTGTGGCCCCAGTCGTTGAGAAGAGGGGCAGGAATGTTTGCAAATACGTTATCGACTTGGCTCATCTCAACCCCTCACAACACGTACTTGATAGCCACCGCTGCCTCCAAGGCAATAAGCGCCAAGATAAGACTGCAGCCAAGGATAAACGTCGAAGATGTTGTTGACGGTGCCAGTGGCTTGGGATGCTTGGTTGTACTTGACTTCAAGGTCGCCCAGTTTGACTTGGTCGTAAAGGCCGGTGGTGCCCGTGTTGCCGGTGACTGCGTCGGTGTCGTTGGCTAATGCGCGTGCCAGCTCGTAGGTGGCATATTTGATGTCGGCGGGAATGACGCTGCAGGTCAACTCCACCTGATCGACGTGGTAGTTGTTGCGGGGCCACTTCAGGGCCTGCTCGACATCGCAGCGGTCGCCGTAAAAGTTCAGACTGTCGATCCAGCGGGTTGCGGAGATCAGCGAACGGTTTTTCTGGTCGTCGGTCTTGTCGTCCCAAGTGCTGGAGTCGGGGACGGTCTCGAAGTACGTGTTTGCCTCAGCCAGCGTCACGTAGCTGTTGGCCGTTGAACTCTTCAATGTGGCGTTAATAGTGGCTGCCACAACTACGCAAACTATTTCTCACAGTGTAGCGGCAATAAAAAAGCCCCACCCGAAGGTGAGGCTGGTTTGAACCGGTCCCCGGAGAGTTAGGGGATGGCGGTGGTGTCGAGGGGGGTGTTGACGATGACTTCGACCAGGGGGATCAGGTCAACGTCGTAGGTCGCGGTCCAGTTGCCGGCGGTGGCAAGGGCTGCGTTGGTCGGGTTGTCCGAGGCGGAACCCCACTTGGTGCCCATCACGTGGTAGGCGCCGTGGTAGTCAACCGAGAGCACGTCCTGCTTGGACAGGATGTTGCGGTCGGCCTCGATGCGGAGGTCCTGCTGGACGCCTTCGAGGATGCTGCCGCTCTTGGCGAGGAAGCAGCGGAACTCGCTGACGTGGGTGGAGGTGCCAGGACGCACGGTGTTGACCGCAGGGTCCATGATCACCTTCATGCCGGCGAATTCGCCGATGCTGCGAGCACCGACGCCAACGCCGCCGCCACCCCAGGTCACGGCGCCAGAAGCGGCCAGTGCGGAGGTGGAGAAGGTCAGCAGGCCAACCTGATACAGGTAGAAGCCGACGGAGGGGTGGACAACCAGGATGTCCAGCTCGTCACCACGCTCGCCCAGGGCTGCACGAGCCTCGGCAACGGTGGCGGCGGTCAGGTAGTTGGCTTCGGTTTGACCGGAGGTCGCGCCAACAGCTTTGTCCAGAGAGTGGGAGGACAGAGCGGTGCCAAACAGACCGGCAAGCTGGGAGAACAGGCGGGCGCTGTTCAGCTTGTTGATGGCGTCAGCCAGCTGGTTGCGGATGTGCAGCATGGGGTCTTCCCCAGCTGCGAGCATTGCCACGTCGTCCACGGCGTAGGCAAAGCCACGGTGGATGATCGAAGCAATTTGGGTGGCGGTGCCGATCTTCTGGGGGGTCAGGTAGCCAGCGGTGCTGGTGCCCCAGGTGGCGGTGCCGTCCATGATCTCCTCGGTGGGAGACACGGGGTTGAATTCGGGAACTTGGATGCGGGTGCCGCCTTCGCGGGCATCCAGCAGGTTGTTGCGCAGGACAGCGCCGCTCTTGACGAACAGGCTGCGCTCCTTGATCGCCTCAGACACGTAGGTGCTGAGGTTATTCCTCTTGACGATGTCCGCGAGCAGGACACCGCCGGAATAATTCTGAAATGGTGCGGCCACTTCAAACTCCAGGTGGGTGGTGTTGGGTGTTCAAGTCACAGACTTGAGTGGTGTCCCACGGGGACTTAGCGGCCCGCTTCTCTCTTGAGCACAGCTGCAAGATCGGGGTCGCTGGTTTCCAAGGCCATTTGCCTCGTTAAGTTAATACTACCTTCCTTCCATGGGTTAGCCATTCCAGGGGCAATTGTGGAGTTGGGAGTAGGCTTGGCGCCCATTCCAGCTGCACTGCTGGGCTTGAAATGGTGCTCGAATCCTGAGCCGGGATTCTTCAGGTTGGAAAGGTAGGCGGTGATGTCTTGCTCCACGCCGCCGTTCAAAATGACGACCTTGCCGGTGTCATCTTTACGGAGGTTTGTTTGCAAGAGCTGCAGCATTTGCTCTGCGTTGATTGCGCCAGATTGGCTGATCGCGGCGAGAGCGCTGGTGCGGACGGTGGCCTGCTCGTTAGAAGTGCGGAGTTCTTCGAGCTGGCGGTTTAGGTCGGCGATTTGAAGGTCTTTGTCCTGGGCGGTTTTGTTGGCTTCCTCCCAGAGATCCTTCCACTGACCTTGGTCTTCCAGCGTTTTCTTGCGCTGGTCGTCCTGCTTTTTGTAGACCTCGTCAAGCTTGGTTTTGATGCCTTGGAATTTTTCCTCGGCTTCGACAGCTTGAGATTTGAGGGCTGCAATCTGACCTTCGTACTCAGCGCGAAGCTGGACGGATTGGTCAGGTTGTGGAGCGGTGTCGAGTCCAGCCACGGGCTGGTCAGGAGTCACCACGGGTGTCTCCTGGATGACTTGCTCTTCCATACTTAGAACTCGTATTCAGCGGTTTGGGAAATGGTTTCTTCAGCCTTGGTGCGACGCTTGGAGCGTGGCTGTTCTGCAGGTTTCTGCGCAGGTTCGGGCTTGGCCCGTCCCACGTAGACATCATTCAGCTCCACAAGTTGCCACTTGTAGGTGCCGTCAGGTTGCAGAACTTTGTCAAGCGATTGGGCCATGACAAAGGTAGAGATGCAGTATTACTTTACTGCACTAGAGCATTTCGTCCTCTACGGCTTCCTGTTCGGGGGTTTCCAGTAGCTCTTCCTCGGCGGTTGACTCCTGGGAAGTAGGCAGAATCTCGCCTTGGACGAGGATTTGGCGGAATTCGTCGCGGTCCAGCACGCCTTGGCCGAAGAGTGCGGTCAAAGCGGTGATGTCTTGGCCGATCAGACGGTCGATGTCGAAGTCGCGGCTGATCTTGACCTCGGGTGGCTCCAGCTGGAGGTAGTTGGCGGCGAGGTTGAAGCTTTGCTGGAGGGTTTGTTCGAGGTCCATAGAGACCATCGACAGCATGGAGTTGGTGTCCACGCGGTCGAGGCGGCGGGCGTCGGCAGATTCGGCGACGAATTTCTGCTGGCTCAGGGTGCTGATGCCCAGAGTTGCCATCTGCTGCTGCAGTTCGCGGATCTCGTTGGATTGAGCCTCGAAGGCGCTGGATGCCGGCTCCACGTAGTAGACCTTGTTGCCCGGTTGGGTGGCGATGGCGTAGTTCACGCTGACTGCCATGTCCTTGGTTTGGTCGTCCCAGCCCTCTAGGACGAGCATGGGTTGGGAGGCGACGTGGAGGCTGTGGATGAGGTCGGCTTGGCGCTGGAAGTGGGCCAGGTTCAGATAAGCGATGTCCAGCAGTGGGGGCTTGCTGACCATCGTGTCGGTCTTGTTGGAGTACAGCGTGACCAGCGGAATTTGACCCAGGCTGTAATCGCCGGACTCCACCAGCTCGAAGTCAGAAGTGCTGGTCGTGGCATCGAAGGCGTTGGGATAGGGGAAGCCGCCGACTTGCTGCTTCTTGGTTTCGGTTTGGCGGTAGATGCGGTAACGACCGGGTTCGATGACGCGGACTTGGTCGTAGACCTTCTCGCCAAACTCACCGTCGGGGAGGACAGCCTTTTCTGCGATGCGGACCTGGATTAGGTCGCCATAGTTGACTTCGCGGTCTAGGCGCCAGCCGTAGATGTTGGCGGGGTCAACCTCGATCCAGTAGGGGCGGCGGTTGAGGGCGCGTTCCTCGGCAAGGCTGCGGGCGCCAGTGGGGGCGGGGAAATCGACCAGTGTGTGGCTGTGGCCGTAGGTCAACGCGCAGATCAGGGCGCGGCGGGCGTACTCGTCTAAGTCGGAGCCACAGCCATCGACGTTTTTGGAGAAAACCTCGCGCCAGTAGGGGTCGCCCAGCAGGGTGATGGGTTTGCGCAGGATGAGGCCTGCGGCGGCGCGGATTAGACGCTGGGTATAAGGAGAGAAAACAGCGCGGTTGACGCGGGATAAATACGCCGAATAGTCCTCGCGGGGTTCCAGGGGGAGGAAGGCTTCGCTGTTTTCGCGCAGGTATTCCGTGCCCAGCGTCACCGCTTTCATGATTTCCCAGCCCTTCATCTGGTCCATCACCGCTTGGGTGCGGGTGAAGGGGTTGTCAGTGCCGCCCATGTAGGTGGAGCTGACGAGGTGGGTGCGGATTCTGCCGGGGACGGAGTAAGTCATTTAGTCACCATTTAGTCCGGTCTGCCCAGTAGGCAGCCGACATCTTTCCTTTTTTAATGTTAGCTGCATGGCGTGCTTTGAAAGATTCCCGGCGGGCACGTGCAGCAGCTGATTCACCCTCTCGTTTGGGAGATCCAGAGACTCCCTGTTGGCCGAAACGAATAAGTTTTACTTTGTCGCCCTCTTTTGCGAGGACTACATGTGATTTATTGGGGTGTTTTGGGGTGCGTTTGGGTTTGTTGTAGCCGTCAAATTTTTCGCCGCGATACTCAATCGTCATCTGTGTCGTCCTCCTCTTCGATGGGGATAAGAACTTCGATGCCTTGTGCCAGCTTAGAGACGAACGCGCCAAGGATTGCGGGGTCGTTGGGGGTGGCAAAGACAAATGTGGCGGTGGTTGTACCCTCCTCGGCGTCAATTTCGATGTGGATACAACCGCCGCTTACTGTTTCAATCATTAGCCGTGATATGCGACGCCGATGTGGGGCGTGATGCTCGGGGTTCCAGAGCTGATGGAGGCGACGCGCATACGGATCTTGTTACAGGGTTTTCCTGTGTAAAAGTAGATGTATTGGCCGTTGGAGTTGATGGTTTTGCTGGTATCCAGCTCGAACCAGGTGCTGCCGCCGTTAAAGTTGGTTTCTAAGGCGAGGGTGAAGTTGGCGCCACCCGTTACGACGGCGGCAAAGGTGAACTCGCTGCTGTCGGCGTGGACCTCCAGGGCGTCGTTTACTGAGGTGAGGGGGGTCGATTCGTGGTACTCGACGATATTGGTGCCACGGGAGACGATGAGGGCCATTACTTCTTCCTCTTTTTGGCGGTTTTGGCGGCTTCCTTGAAGGCTTTGGCGGTTGGGGCGCCCTTAGTGCCGGGCTTACGCATCTTTTCGCCCGAGCCAGCAGCAATGCGCTTGCGTTTGGCGGCGATGTTTGCGTAAAGACCCTTCTTTTTGGCGGCCATAACTACTTCTTCCTCTTGGAAGCGGACTTTTTGGCTTTGCGGGCGGTCTCATACGCAATAGCGGCGGCTTGTTTTTGGGAATAACCCTCCTTCACCAGCATCCGAATGTTTTCGGAGATGGTTTTCTCGGAATAACCGCGCTTTAGAGGCATGGGGCTCCAGCGATATTCGTAGTTTATGGGGGATTAGTAGAGGCGGTAAGAGGTTTGGCCGAGGGTGCCGATCTTGGCGAGGTTGAATTGTTGGAGGCACATGTAGCCGAAGGCGTCGAAAGCGTGGTCAACGCCGAGGTTTTTGTTGGGGAGGCCGGTGCCGGGGGCGTAGGTAAGCGTGCGAAGAGACTTGATTAGTTCTTTGCAGCGGGGGTGGATATACGTGCGCCTCGCTCCAGTGGCATCTAAGAGGGCGGTGTTGACGCAGGTGATCTTGTCGCGGATTTTCCAGGGGGCGCGGGGGCTGGAGACGTTGAAACCGCTGCGGCGGAGGATGTTGTGGTCGGTAAGACCCACGCCGCTGGTTTTGCGGGCGCCGCCGGTGGGGTCCGGGCAGGCGATGATGCGGCGCTCCACGCCGAAGCGGCGGGTGACTTCTTCCGCGAAATCCCAGGTGGTGGCGCCACCCGTCAGCATGATTTCGTCGAAGACGTAGAGGGTGTCGTCCTTGCGGACGGCGCAGATGCCCGACATGGGATCGACGTTGAAGTCCACTCCAAGCAAGACCGGCAAAACGCTGATGTCTTCGGCTTCGGTGCTGATGTTTTCGTCGCCGAAACTGACTGCGACCAAGCCCGAGAGGTTCTCGAAGCTGGCCTCGAATTCTTGGCGGAAGGTGCGGGCGTCGAGTTGGCCACGGGCGGCTTCGATCTCTTCCGGTGGGACGTTGTCGCCGTCGATCGTTGTGAATTGCCACCGGCTCCAGTCGGAGTCGCCGCTATCGGCGTATTGCCAGAGTTCGTAAAACCAGCTGGCCGTGCCGTCGGGGGTGGAGATGAAGAGTGCCCAGCCTTGTTTGTCGGCCAAAGCTGGGCGGATCACCTCGAACCAGACTTCGCTCGACATGAAGGCGGCTTCGTCCAGCACCACGCCAGCCAGGCTTCTACCTCGGAGGGCCATGGCGTTTTCCGTGCCCTTCAACTCGATCGTTGAGCCGTTCACCAGCTCGATCTTGAGGTCCGTCTCGTTCTTGCTCTTGATCCAGGCTTTCGGGACCAGCTTTTTCATTACCTTCCAGGCAATGTCTTTCGCCATCCGGTATGTAGGGGCTGCATAGAAGAATGTTTCGCCCGGCCTTTCGATCGCCCCACGCAGCAATTCGATGCATGACAGGTAGCTCTTTCCGAAACGTCTACCCGCTACTAGCACCCGGAAACGCTTGCGACTTCGGAATACTTCGCCCTGCGCATATCGGAGGTTGAGGGTTCCAGCAGCCGTGGCTGTCATTCGTATTTTTGGGGGTACTTTCTAGGGTAGTACAGGAATTGCAACCCTACCCCCCTGTGTAACAGAGGAAGAAAACGCGGATATATCAGTA